CCCAATTATGCCAATAAGCATTTTCATATGGTTTAACTTTTTTAGGGTCCTCGATCGGTGTTTCAAGAGCCTCTAACCTTGGGTGTAATCTAACAAACTCCTCTATGTGTTCACGAATAAAATCATGCATACAAGTCTGATCGCAAAAGTATTTGTAGATTGAATTGGCTCTATAGTTATTTACTGCAAACTTAATTGTCCTTAAAACTTTAGAACCTTTGACACCACGAATTCTTGTGGTCGTATGTCTTTTATGGCAACTCGGACCATGACACCAATTATAATCACTCATAATTTGGTAGCCCTCCAAACATTGCCATGACACCACCAAAAGAAATTAATACTCCTATCTCATAATGTTGTCCATGTATAAAAACTATTACTCCTAACATCGCTAGTACAAATCCTGTTAGTACCATTAACAATCTTCCTATTATTTCGCCTGTCATTATTCCTCTCTTTCTTTTTTTAGTCTAGCCTGTGCATTTTTAAAGTCAATAAATTTTTGAGTGTCTTTAGCTAACCAGACACCTAAAACAAAAATTAATGGAAATCCAAAACAAATTAAATATTCCATTAATGCCTCACTTTCCAACTTGTTGTTGCTGTTCTGTATCCATGTGCATCTAGATCATAATAAACATAATAAGGTACACCCTGTTTAGATGTTCCATATCTAGATTTTTCGTCATGTTTGCCTTGTCTAGTAATGTGTTTCTTATGCTTACTAGCCCAATAAGTTATGTAAAATGTTTTAGTCATATATCCTTTCTAATTAATAACCTATCCTACAATAAGTAGGATAGGTTTGTCAACCCTTAATTTACAGATTGTTGCATTTGTTGTCTTGCAATAGCAACCTTTTGATCTCTAGTTAAGACTTCTTTATCTTCTAAAAGACTAGCTAGATTTTCTGGGCTATAAATAGAAAGTGCCATTGAACTACTTTCATTCAACATACTTTCATTTAAAACAACTCCAACTTTATCTGCAAGTGCTTTTGCTTGGTCAAAAGTACGATAAGATTTTAAACCTAGTCTTAAAGTTTTCATCTTGCCCTCAACATAATTATACATTTGTTCATGTTCTTTGACTACATTGTCGGCACTAGCACGATACATCTTAAAAAAGTTTAAAGTATTCTCATCAACTTTAAAATTTCTTGAATGACAATAAGAACTACCAATAGTCCAAAGTTTAAAATCATTTTCCCATTTTGGAACTGGTTT